GAGCCTTCGTCCCCTCCGGTCGTGACATCGAGACTCGTCGAATTGTCCTGAACTTGGTCTCCTCCAACGGAGCCAGTATCAGTTGAACCCGCGTCGGCCTCTCCGCCCGTTCCGGTCAAATCTGCTGCCGCATCTGCGACAAGTTCGTTATCCATGTATCCTCCAAAATAAAAAAAGGCATCGACCGGCACACAGCCAGAAGATGCCCTTTGGTCCTGCGCGAACGCAGGGGGTTAGGTGTACGTCTATTTACCTAGTAACTTATGGAGCTGCCGTTTCAATCCGTCCAGTTGTTTCAGGGTGTCCACAATGATCCGCCGATCCGCCTCGTCGAGCAGTTCCGGTACGCGAAGCACGGCATCGGTCTGCGCCTGCTCGCTCATTTGGTCGCGCTCGCCTCCTTGACCGGCTCGGTCTTAGGCTGCGGATTCGGGCGCACGTCCCCCAGTTCCTCTTGCAGGTCGCGCAATTCCCTCTGCTTCTGGTCGCGCTCCTTCGTCTTGAGCATCATGGCGACATCGACTTCGACCGAACACTCCGCACAGCGTAAGCCCCCAGGCTCGTCAGCGGTGCCGTTCTTCGGTCCCCAGTTGATATGCACGGCGCGAAAGAAACGTGTCGAGGGACAGTACGGACACTTCAGCCGTTCTCTCCCGATGATCTGGTTCGACATAGCACTCCTTTGGTTAAACCCATGAGCCAGGGTGTCCCCTGCCTGATCCGGCGTTGACGACGCCGTGTTGCTTCATCAGCTTGTTGTGTTCGGTGGCGCTTCTGACCACTTGTGGCTTGTCGGTGAGGTTGGTAATCACTCGCGCCCGACCCTCCTCAAAGTAGACCAAACCACTCCCTAGAGACAGACACTTATGCGCCATGCTGGCACAGTTTCGACAGGGAAGCAAGTCAAGGGCTTGGTCGGCTCGATGGAAGAACCGATCATCCACATGGTCGGCGTCACAGCGGTACTCAATCATCGGCATCAGCGTCCCACTCCCATCATCGGCAGATGTCGTTTCGGTTTCACGCTCACCACGGGCGGGGCAACCGAGGTCGGCAGCAAGGTGAGGCTGAGGTTTTGCGTATTCTCGTACTGGCGCTGCGGCACGAACGGCGACCGATCATCACTCGCCTTTTGCGGAATGAATGGGGCGAGCGTCGTCGGGAGAATCAGTCGGTTCTGTTCCGGTTCGATGTTCCTGACCTGGACCTGCTGCGGGCGCATCCAATCTAGATTGGCCTTAGTGAGCGGGGCGAGCGTCGTCGGCAGAATGAGTGTATTTCGTGTCGCCTCACTCGGACGAACCTGCACCTGCTGCGGGCGCATCCAATCTAGGTTGGCCTTAGTGAGCGGGGCGAGCGTCGTCGGCAAGATGATCCGATTCTGCTCCGGTTCAATCGCACGGACCTGGACCTGCTGTTGTCGCATCCAGTCGAGGTTGTTTCCTGTGAGCGGCTTGAGCGTGGTGCGGAGGAGCGTCAGGGCGAGGTTCTGATCGACCTCGTAGGTCCGGCGCGGGATGATCCGCCGAATGTTGGTGACGGTCGGTGGTCGAAAGAGGTACGTCGGATTGAGCGAGAGGATCGTGAGGAGGAGATTTTCCGACAGATCCTCCGTGCGACGGTAGGGCGCGAGCCGGAGCTGGCTCCAGTCGGTCGGCACGAATGGGAGGTTGTAGCTCTGCGGGAGCGTGGACCGGAAGCGGGCAAACTCCGTGATCCCCTTGGTTTGGGGGACACCGAAATTGCCTGGGATTCCTGGCGGCATCCGCGCTTAGTTCCTGGAGAAGATGTACGCGATACGCGGCGTGATGGAGTTCGTGGTACTCGCCGTCTTTTGAATCTGGATCGCGCCATTGATTGAGGTATCCACCGCCGTCGCCGCCGTCCCGCCAAACGTGAACACGTTGGGGTTGGCCGTGCCTGACGACACACCGCCCCCAAAGGCCCAGAGGCCCGATCCGGTCATCGACGTGACGCTCGCCGCCGCGCCGGTCACGGCTTGAATCAACAGATCGAACATGAGGTAGAAGCCGACTGCCGCAATGGTCACGGTGCCCTGTGTCAAGCTCACGCCCAACGCGACCGACCCTGTGGTGTAGGAGGGCGTCACGATCATGGTGCCGCCCGTGAGTGAGCCGGTGCCGCCCGACCGGACGCAGTAGATTTTCCCCGCCTTCGCGTCGTTGGCATACACGGGTGTCCACGTCGCCGCCGTCCAGAGCGATTCGGCACTGGTGGAGGTCAGCGCGGTCGCCAAGGCGACAGGTGCATCAATAAAGGGTCCGTCCTGAAAGAGTTGTTTGCCCATGTTAGCGGTCTCCTGGTATCGTCTGCGCGTGGAGTTGCAACCGCCGATCCACTTCGGCAGTCACGGTCGTCAACAACTGATGGACCCGTATGAGTTCTTCAAATCCAAACTCCACCCCATCCACCGCCATGCCCACTTGTCCGTTCTGGAGCTGAAAGATGGCGACGGCGAGGACGCAATCGGAATCGCTGACCCCTGCAATCTTGATCCGCCGTTGGGCCGCAATCGAGGGGTGCGTTACATACGCGGGGTTCGGGACACCGACATTCACATTCATGCTCGCCTCGCCAGTTGCCCTGGAATCGTGGGTGCTTCAGTCGGAGCCTGTGCGACCGCCTGCTCCAGCGACGCGATGATCGCCCGCAAGCCCACCTGGGTCCGTGACCAGAAGGTGATCGCCTGGTCGGTATTCATATGGAGCCGCAAGCCGTAAAAGACGCCATCGGGCTTGGTACGCTGCACCATCTCTGCGCGAATGGTGTCTGTCTCACAACTGTAGACGTGGAGCGTCATGGGGCGACCTGCTTGCATCGTTCATACGAGTGCCGCTTCAATTCTAGATGCCCGATGCACCAATGAGACAGATAGCAATCCAAGCAATCTTCTCGTAGATCATGTGCCCGCCGACCGCTGCGCCCGCCGTGCTGCCCGTGAACGCCGACAGGTTCATCTCACCGAGCGGTTGGGCGATGCCGACCGCTGAAATGTCCTTGCCAGGAATGTTCGACGGGAACCACTTGAAGTTGCCCCCGAAGGCGTTCATGGCACAGTTCAGCAACCCGAAGGTTGCATGACGCTGCGGCTTGGTGGTCGAGACGGTATAGCCGTTCGCCGTACCCGTCGCGCTCGATGCGTCCGTCGCGGCATCCTTGGAGCCTGCACCGAGCGACAGGGTGGCCCCCGCCACAATCGTTCTTGCCAGGACCATCACCATCGGAGAGCTGGCTGACGGAGCCAGTCCACCGAGAAACAATTCTTGCAGGATGACGCGCTCGGTCGCCGTCAGCCCTGAGACTGTCATGTGCGTGGAATCGACTTGGTTCACGGCGTCTGCGACGCCCGCGCCAGGAGTGAATGAGGCGAAACTGAGTGAGCGAGTTGACATAATAGCCCTCCTTGATTACGAATGACACTCCCACCGATTGATGAAATGCACCCCACCGTCCCTCTGTGGTCGCTCATCTTTCAAGAAGATGACGTTGTCGAGAGACGAGCCACCGACCACCACGCCGTCATCAAAGACCTGCGTGACCTGGCCGTGCTTCCCCTTTGCCGCTCGCTGCCGATGCCCGCACTCGCAATCCTGGACCCAAGTGCCGTCACCGAGGCTGATCTGACAGAGGAACCGATGGACGTGCGGCTCCTCCACGCGCTCACGTTGCGCCACCGGCTTGAAGGGACACGCGACGCTGCTCATGCCAGCACCCCTTTCGTCATGTGTGGATCAAAGATCGTTCCGCGCAGTACCACCTCCACGGGGATACCGAGCGCTCCTGCGTTCTGTGCGTCCTCCATCACTTGTGTAAACGAGCGGTGCAGAATGTCGGGATTCAGGACGCGCACCGCCTCGCATTCGTCACAGACATAATCGTCGCACTTCTGGCAGAAGACCCGCGCCCGCGAGCGGAGCGGATTCATCACGACGACGCGCTGGCAATGCACACAGTTATAGGTCGGGGTTTCGAGGAACTGCCCCTTGCCCACCGCTGGCCCATGCCCGTGCGCTTGCGCGGGCGTAATGCCAGGAGACTCTCGATGGTCGATGGTCAGCTCGCCTTCAAACCTGCGCTTGCTCGTTTTCATATCATGCCTCCCGCCCAGAGGGTCGGGCCAGGGATGAACTCCCAGGCTCCAATGTCGTAGCTCGGCCCTTTTGGTCTGGCCGTCCCTACAATGTCCGTGGAGGCGTTCGTCATGTCAACCGTGCCTGCGTTGATCTGGCTCGCGCCAGGTCTAAGTTTGAAGTCGCGTGTCGCATCGGTCACGTCCTGAAACTCTCTGTCATAGGTCACTTGCGTCACGCCAGCCGTGCCGGAGATGTCGGACGCGCATGTCGCAAAGGTGAACGTGGCCGAGCCTGCGATAATCGCATTCGCGCTGGCACCGGCAAACAGCCCGCAATTCCGCACCGTCACCGTCCCTGACGCGCCAGAGGTGAAAATCGACGTGGGGGCGGCGGCGAGATCGTCTGGGGCAACAATGGTGCAATTATAGAAAAACGGCGAGGTGGTTTGCGTATGAATAATATGGTCGGCACCCGTCGCACGAAGGATAGCAGCGGTATTCTGTACCACGCAATTATTTGCAAACACCAGGACGCCTACGCTTGCCACTCCTGTCGCACGACCCTCGACGATACATCGGTCCATCGTGTAGCCGCGAGGCGTGTTCACCGTGCCTGAGATCGTCATAGCCCTCCCGTTTGTCCCTGACGCGGTAATCTGGAGCTTGGAGATACAGTTGGCATTTTCAGCCAGAGCGACGGTGGTGCCAGCGCCAGCGGTGCAATTCAGCGCCGCGCCGACTGCGGCGTTATAGCGCAGCGGATTGCCCTGCACGGCAGCATGGTCAGCGAACGACGCCCCAGATACCGTGGTCAGTTCCTTAAAGGCTGTCGCGCTAGGCGTGCTGCCAGAAAACGTCACGACGGTCCCTGCCACGGAAAATTCTTGGTTCTGGCATTGGCCCTGCCAAATGATGCCGGTGAAGTCCGGCGTCCCACTGGTCAGGACGCAGGTGGCGGTACTCGTCCCGCCCGTAATCACGTCAGCAGCGGTGGGGTTCCCCGCCGTAATCCCGTAGGTCATGTAGGTGCCGGTGCCGATGCCGGTGCTATCCGTATCGAGCATCACGCCGGTTGCGCCAGATCCCACGAAGGTCAGGGCTTCGCCCTGGATGAAGGTGGCGACGAGAAACGTGGTACAGGCGGAGCGTTCTGCGGTGGTCAAGTCGGCGGGTGCGCCGTCCTCCCAGAGTTGCACCGTCGAGAAGGTGCCGGTGGCCCCGATCGTTTTGATGACCGTTTCAACCGCCATTAGGCTTTCACCGTCCTTCGCTTCACCATCTTCCCGTTCACGTCCTCCTCATGGGCCATGAGGTGCATCACCTCTTCCGGTGGCACACCTGGCATCTCGACAATCCGGTAGTGTCCGTTGTGCATCTCGGCATGACTGAACACATGCTCGTCGCCCATGATGCACACCACGTCTCCCTCGTTGGTACGCAGCGGCGTGAGCGAAGGGTCGGTCGGGTGATCGTTCTTCGCGATACGGATACAGAGTCTCGCCATTACGCCCTTCTCAGCGCGGTGAAGTTTTCTGCCGCTTCTCCAACCAGGCGACTAATCTTCGCTAATTCTTCGTCAGCCCGTCGCTTCTCCTGCCGCACCTCATCCAATTCTCGCGTGGCCTGCTCGATGGCGAACCGAACCGCCGACAACCGCTGATTCTCGGTCGTGAGGATCGCCACCCGCTCCCTTCTGTCGGCATCGAGCCGCTGAATCTCTCGATCTCGTTCCTCCTGCGCGTGCTGCTTGAATTGCAGCACCCCGTTCTGTCGCACGATCATCTCATCCTTAATGGCATCGAGCTGTCGCATGTTCTCCCGCATGGCTCGATCATGCTCTTTCACGGCCTGCTCGCACGGCATCGCTTCTTTAATCGCGTCCTGCAATTTCTTCAGCATCACTTCGTATTGGTTCAGCGTATTGAGTGCGGCTATCAGGTCTGACATGTTATCCCTCCGCGAGATACACGAGGATCTTCGTTCCTGCCGTGATACTGAAACAGGAAAACCCGCTCGGTGCGTGCATCCCGAATGGACCCAGGTTAATACCCATATAACTGTTCGTGTCGGTGGCTTGCCCCTTCCAGATCGTCCGAATGGGACTCTGGTGCCGGATCTCGGCGGTGTCCCCTGCGGTGGTGGTGCCGACCCAGACCACGGCAATGATGCGGCATGGCGCTTCGTACCGTTGGTTGGCGTCAGTCAGTTCAACAGGATTGACGGGGAGCGCCATTACTTGATCCCTCCCACCAACGCCGTCAAATCAGGCTTGCCAGCGGTTTTCGATCCGTCCCCGCTGCCTGCCGCATCGTTCTCGCCTCCGTGACCGGCCACTTGCGTTTGTGCCCCCACCATCTGCATCGCCAGCGCGTTCAGCTCCTCCACCATCCGGTCTGAGATCATGCCATCGAACTTCTTCGCGGTTTCCTTGAGCAGTTCCAGCGAGAAGGCGAGTTGCGGGAACTGGCCGAGCAACGTCAGGAACGACATCCAGGCTTCGCGCTCCGTATCGAGGTTTCGTGGCCGCGCCGACCCTGGCTGGACCGTGACATCGGCTTCAAAGGTGAGTTCTTCCCGCGTGACGGATTTCCATTGCTCGCTGCCCACCCGTTCCTTCAATGCCTCCTTCAATCCTGGGAGGGCTTGGTCGAGCAGGGTCAGCGCCGATGGGGGGAGGCCGGTCGCCGCTTCAAGCGCCCGCGTAAACTCAGAATCGCCCCACCCGCGCAGCTTGACCCAGAGATCCATTGTGAGCGTCTTGGAGACGAGTTGCAGCATTTTCTTGCCCGCGCTACTCAGCCAGTCGGCCACCGCGTCCTGCATATCGGTCTGCCGCACGTTGGCATTACTTTCCACGATCCGCGCTTCCGTCGCGGTGTTCGCATCGCCGGTCCCTGCGCGTGCGCCGGTCGTGCCGGTAATCATGCGCCAGTCCATGTCGAGGAGCGAGACGGCCTTCAGGACATCGCCGCCGAGCGTGGGTTCGGCGAGACAGATCGGAGGACGGTCCACGGAGTTGAGCTTGACGAACACCATATCGTCCGGCGAGGTCGCCTTGTCGATTTCGTCAGGACTGGCGAAGGTGGAATCGTCGTAGTAGATTTTACGGCTGGACCGCTTCGCGGCGTTTTGGATCTGTTTGCGATTCGTGTTGTATTCGCGTTGAATGTCCAGCCATGAGTAGGTATACGGGACCGGCCACGGGGACGGCAACGGTCCCAGAATGGGGTCGCCCAGATTCAGGATGGCATAGGGGTGATCTTCGATGCCGGACGGGAACAGATCGTTCGACAGAAACGCGTCCGTCTCCTGCCCGTCAGCCCAGATCAGGAGCCGCTTCTTTCGAATGTCGTAGCATTCATAATACTTGAACTTGCGGTCGAGTTCGTTCACCGTCTCCTGGATACGGCGGTTCGTGCGTGACTCGTCGCTGCCGGTTTCGACGTTCGACTCAAAATGGAGGCGCATCGACTCCGGCCAGCGTGTATCCTCCTTCGCATCCGAGAGCAGGACCGTGATTTCCTCTCCGATCCACGTCCATTTCGACGGGTCCGGCCCATCGTCCGGCAGGAGCAGACATTTCGAATCTACGTATTCATACGTATACACCTCATCGTCCAAGACTTCGGCGGGTTCGACGACGGGTTCGCCGGTCAAGGGGTCCACGAGCTGTACCGGCTGTCCGTTCGCGTCCACGACCGGCCCTTCTGGGCCTTGCACGTAAATCGGGTCGCCCTGCTGCGGGTTCGGCTCCAATTTCGGGTCATAACAGGTTTTCATCACGCCCAAGCGGAAGAACGATTGCCAGAGGGCCATGCTCGCGGCGTTTTTCAAGCAGTTGTCGTTGCCGCCGATGGCTTCCAGCACCGCTTCGCCGATGGCGGCGTGCGTTTCCTGTACCGGCGCATTGACGCCTGGCTTGGGTCGGACGAAAAACTTTGGATTCGCGTAAAAGAGGGCGGGTTTTTGTGCGCGGAGCGTGGCGCGGTACCGATTGAACACGGTTTCACTGTTGCGACTGGTGTTTTTGCCGTGCTGCTTGCCGAGAAAGAAGTTCTCGCACTCCTGGACCTGATACTCAGACTCCCAATCCTTGCGGAGCTTCTTCGCGTGCTTGACGCGACCGCGCCACAACTCTAATTCATCGGATGGGGACTTGTCTTTTTCGTCGTCGGACTGACCGGACTGTAATTTCTTTTTGGTCGGCTTGCGTGCAGCCATGCGTGTCCCCCCAATCGGGAGAAAGCCTAGCAGGATTTCTCCGTATTGTCACGTGTCGTCGTCCATCGACTGCCGCTGGTACGACTTGATCGTGGCCTGCTCGCCCACCTTGAACGTGCCCAACGCTTTCCCTGACGCCGCCGCCTTCACCTGCGCCCGCCACCATTCAAACGTGTTGGGACGAGTCGCCACCATCGGTTTCGCCGCACTGGGCGGGAACTTCTGCGCGAAATACTTGAAGCTGTCCCACGAATCGTTATCCTTATCGACGAGTTCTTCCGGCTGCGCGTTGTTCAACGCCTGCTGCTCAGAGATTTGCTTGTGTCGCTGCAAGCCGATTTCACGAATCAGGTTTGGGCACTCTTTCGTAATGCGCCAGCGTGGACGCTCAGGGTCGGCCCAGTAGTCACCGAGCAACCATTCGGCCACCGTCATATCGCCGCCGCGTTCGCCCTTCGTGAAGAACACCGGAAAGGGCGTTTGCAGGAACAGCCACGCGGTCGATTTGTTCGTGTTGTCACTCATCGGCTTATCTTCAGCCCAGATCGACGGGTCAGCCACGATCCACGCAAGCGACTCACGCGGGAAGGGACACCCTGGCAAGGTGCGCCCATCAAGGAGTTTCACCGTTTGCCCGTTGATGATCTTCTTCCAGTCGGTCACCGTGACGTTCGCATGGTACGCCTCCCAGAGCGTCACGATCTCGCCTTCCGCATTGATGCCGTGAACCAAGTAGCAGGCGGGGTGCCGGTAGCCGTGATCGTAGCTGCCGTAGAGTCGATAGCCATGCGGCTCAAATGAGGGAATCACGAGCTTGCCGTGATGGACCCATTGCGACCAGAGCGGAAACAGACTAGTCCCCTGCATCGCCTGATACTCGATTTCCATTTCCTTCCGCCAGCGTGGCGAGTCGAGACCGCCCACGTAGCCCTGGATCGCACCGGCCAGCCACTCGTCCCCAACGGGGGTGCCAGGGCGCTTGGATTCTGCCGCGCTATAGTGGAGACGGAGGACGGGGATGCCGGACTTCGTGATGCGCCCGTGGACGCCGATCACTGAGTGAGTTCCATCACCAACTCCTGCGGAAGCCTCGCGCTCAGGTGGTGCATCGGGTTCCATTCATGCTCCACAGTGTTGAGCTGCGGCCTGAGCTTGCTGATCCACCATTTTTCTACTTTCGTTAGGAGTTCTTCAGGACACGGAATATAGAGGAAGTTGTCCCATTTGCCAGTTTTTTCCTCCGAGTGCTTCCCAAGGCGTGAGACGAGGGACACCGTTTGGCCCACATAGACCACTTCGTTATTCAGAATCAGGAAGTAGACCGCCGAGCATCGCTCGCCTAGCGGAAGGCTGCTAAACATCTTGTCCCGCATCGGCTCAAGCGCATACGGAATAACCCCTTTCGGGTTCTCGCGGAACTGACAGATGAACGCAACCGGCATCGGACGGGCTTCGACGGCATAAATCAAATACGCCTTTGCCCATCGCCTGATATCTGACGGACGAAAGAGTGGACCGTTCCCGTCAATGTAGAGATGGGGAATATACCCGCACTCCACCAGCTCACCTATTCGCTCAACGGACAGATTGAGCAGGTTGCTACATGCTTGGATGTCCAGGGTCGCCCCGTACACATCGCTAGAGAAGCTGCGCCCAGACAGTGCCTTGAGTGTCGGTAAGGTTTTGGTGTTCATGCCTTGTCCTTCCTTAATAGGTGGTGCTTGTAGTTCTCGGTGAGGATCTTGATGTTGATGGCGATGGTCAGCACGTTAATCAGGGAGAGGATGCCGAGAATGTACAGGTAGGTGTTTTCCATTAGTTAGGATTCCACAATTTCCATGAACGAGCCAGGGTTCGCGCTACTGACGCCGATATAACTGCCGCCGCCTTTGATGCTCGGCAGGGCGGCGGTAAAGGACGCACCAAACTCCGGCTGAAACGCGGCCTCATCGGAGAAGATCAAACTCGACGTATTGGATCGTATCACGTCGCCGCCTTCAGGGATGCCCCAGGCGCGTGAACCGGACGGAAAGGAGAGCTGACAGAAGCTCCCGCCTTTGGGCCACACCACCGACCTCAGTCCTGGCGGCAGGTGCGTCTCCATAAAGCTCATGCGGGCCTGCCACGGCTCCTTACAGAAGACGAGGTTCGCCGCGTCGTCCTCGCGCTTACTCTGGACCAGGAGGAGTTGATGCTGATGGAACTTTCCGCGCCAGAGGATGTAGGCACAACAGAGCCAGGTCGCCATCACCTGCCGAGACTTCTCGATCAACACGATCCCAGAGGAGGCCAGGGACTCCAGAAACTCCCGTGACAGGTGCGGCGGGACGGCGTACTTCGCGTCGGCAATTTTCAGGACGCGCCCTGCGATACACAACACGTCCAGGAGGAGATAGAGGTAGGGTTCTTTCGGGAACGGCTTGGCCGGTACCGCAAGATCGTGTTCGTCCTTCGTCACCAGCCCCGACTCAAAGACAAAGTAATGCGCGGACCGTCGACACCGTTCCCACTCCACCTGATTGAACGCCGCGTTACCGACCGCCATCCGGCCTGATCCATCCCTGATCGGCTTGGAGGATGTCGGAGATGTTTACGTCAGTGTCCCATTGCGTGATGAAGACGTCGACCTCGCTGCCTTCGACGCGGCCCAACCGCAACGGGTCGGGAACGATCTTCACGCGTTCGAGATCGGCCACTTCACAATAATCGAAGCCGCCACGGTCCTGCGCCTGCTCCAACAGGAACGCGTGCGCCGTCAACGCACGCTCAACCTGGCGGCACTGGCGCGTCTGTGGATGCCTCACGATGACCGACCCGTCCTGCCATTCATGGTGATGGCTCTCGTCCCCCATGCGCCGCAACCACTGGATCGCGCGGCGCTCCGTCCGGATCGTGCGGAATCGTGTCGCTGTTGGTCGCATCGCGCGGGATCCCCAAGGCAGACAGCCAACAACACGCACCGTCGTACAGGTGACAGCGCAGGCAGAGGAGCATACCGCCTCTCGCGTGTGAGCGCAAGACTTCTGGCGGCGATTGGGCGCAACAGTCACACTGAGTCGGAGGGAGGGTTGACATGCGTGATGACCTCCACAATTTGCTTGGGTTTGCTGTTCTCGACGATCCAGCCTTGCACGATCTCCAACTGCTCCACCGTGAGCATCTTGAGCCATTCCTGCCCGCCGCCGCCGACAATCTCCATCCTCCCGTCCGGCTTCCCCTGCACGAACGACATCAACCGCGTATTCAAATCGACCGCCTTCATCAACGCCCCGAAGCTCTTGGTCAGGGACGGGACATCAAGGAGTTCCACCGTGACCATCTCCCCGCACTCCGTACACAACACGCGCCGACTCGTTTCAAACTTGCTCTCGCGCATCACGGACATATGCTTCTTCAGAATCGCCTGCGCCTCCGCATTCAACTCCGTCGCCACCACGCTATCCAGCCCTGCCGTGAGGCCGGTGGCCGAGGCAATCATGCGCTGCGCCATCCCTGGATCGTCCGGATACTGCGTCATGCCCGATCCCTCCACCACGCCTTCCGCTGCATCGCCTGCCGTACCCACGTCTCCACCTGCCCCGTCGCCACCTCCCAGTGTACCGCCAGCTCACCCATCGCCTCCCCCTGGAGAAACGCCCGCACCACCTCCACCTTCTCCGCCGCCGTCAGTCGCGTCATCCCCGCACATTGCTCGTCCCGCTCCTGCGTCACCGCCGCCAACTGCTGCTCCAATTTCCTATTCTCTGTCAGGAGCATGTTGGCTTCAACGGTCATGGCCTTCAAATCCCCTGTCGCAATGGTGAGCTGCCGCTGATATTCCACTCCGACACGCACGGCATCGTTGTGCCCCTGCTTCTGTTCCTCCGCATACACAGATATTTCCTTCATCGCATTCTCGTACCCTATCCCGTACTCACTCTTGGCCCCTTGGACCAATGAATCGCACAATGTCTCAACCGCCTCCCACCCCTGCTTCCGTGCTTCCTGCCGTGCCTGATCGAGGAGGGTCCGTAATTCATCTTTGCTCATCGTGTCCCCTTTCGATACCGCTCTACCGCTGAGTCTTATAGATTTTCACAAGGTCTTTCAGTGCTTGGTCTATCCTGTCAATCCGCACTTTATGGCACGAGAAACACCACAGTGGACCCCACGCGGTACCGGCTGGTTTGCCGCATGAGAGACACGGCTTCCCGGTTAAATACTTCTCGCTGTTCCCGGGATGCGTTGGGTCGGCATAGGCTTTCATCGCGCCCCCTTTCGATACCGCGCCAGGGCGGTGATGAGTTCGTCACGGCTCAACCAGTTCCCCTCATCATCGGTGATATGACCCACGTCTTCACTGTCTGGCGGCGCGTCCACTTTCCATCGTGGTAACCGCTTCACCAGCCTGACGTAGGCTGCGTGTTGACGACGGAGTAGTCCTTTGATCTCAACTTTCTGCCATCCTTCAAGCTGATGCAGATCTTCATGTCCATCTATGAGTGTGTCAAACCGATCTGGCTTCCTCATCCCCGCACCCTACCCGTCTGCCCGCCAACCCGTCAATACGTAGGAAGTGGTAAGTGGTGAGATTGTCAGTAGTCAGTAGTAGGGAATACGTGGGATAGGGAGAAATCCCTCATGGTCGATTTGGATTCCCAGAAGAAGAAAAAAATAGGAATCCGAAGGGGTCGATTCGAATTTCCAGAAGAAGAAAAAAGTTTGGGAGGGGATGCCTTAGCCCAGGCCGAAGACGGCGAGGTCGCCCCCGCCCCCATCGCTTCATTCGTACACAATTACACACTACGTAGACGAGCTTTGTACACTACGTAGACGAGGAGTGAACAGTGCGTACAAGGATGTACGGATTCCCTAGTGTCAGCTACTTAAGTTGTAAGTTGACAGAATACCACTTATCAGACATTACTGAAAGGCGCATGGATACAGGGTGAAGTGGGGTAATCTCAGGCAGCGGAGTTGTCGAGGTACTGGCGTTTATACGAGCGACAAGGCAAACTAGATCCAGCCCTACGTTGCCGGTGCGCTACCCTTCTATTGTCTAGCTGTTTGTCCAAGTCCGAGATCCAGGTCTCTTGCGTCATTCGCGCTTGATCTAACTCCCATGTCATAAGGAGTAGATCGTTCGAATAGAGGATGTCGCTAGCAAACTTCATCTTTCCAATCCGACATCGCCTCTTATAGATCGGGATTTTATACCGGACGACCTGTAACCTGAGACCGCAATAGCTCTTGATGCCGAGCCTCTTGCACAGTGCCTTGATGCCGTAGTAGTGCTGCATGCCGGTAGGGTATCCGATATCTCGGATGCTGTCAAATTCCTGCCACTCACACTTATCCTCATTTTGTGGATAACTTTCCTCATTTCGCCGAGCGTAGTTATGAGCTTTAGCTCAATAACGAAGCGAGGGAACCAAAGAGCGCCGCGCGATATCCGAG